TTGTGCTCAGACCATTCCCACGGGGTTTGCGTGTGTTCCATGTTCATTCTCCATTGTCATCGCCGGGGCACAACCCGTCGTGCGAAGGGACGCGCCGCGATAAAGCTGCGTCGCGCCCCTCCACTCTGTCGTTAGAGGGCTCCATCATCCCCATGTCCTCCAGCACCTTGGCCGTCGAAACGTAGATGGTGTTGTCGCCCTTGTACTCGCCGCCGCGAATCTCGGTCAGTTGCCCGAGGTTGTTGGCCCGTGGTTGCGCAAGGAACGCCATCACAGCAATCACCTGCGGTTGCGCTGGGTACGCTGTCTCAACCACATGGTTGAGCGCGCCGCTCTGCACTCTGTATTTCGGCATCAGTCATGTCCTCCTGTTGCGCCGCCCTCTAACACCACGGTCGAGGTCGCGGCTTCGCCGCTGGACGCTTCGCCGGCAAGCCGGCTCGCGCCCCTCACCTCGCCGTTATCCATGATTCCACTGATGCCCACACTCACACGCCAAATAGTCACACTCCGGTGCAGCTAGATTGCCTTCGTGGTGGCGCGGGGTAACGTCAAGCGATCCGCACTCGGGACATTCCGGAGCTTCCTCGAAGTGAATTTCCCCGCAGCAGGATTGCGGAGGCTCCGGTGCTCGCTCTCCGCAGTAGCAACAGACAAGCATTACATCGCCCCTGCAATATCTTTGCTCTTGGCGGCCTCCCTGCGCGCTTTGCCTTCCGCTTTCAGCGCGGCGCGGGTCTTTGAGTTAGGCGCAAGAATCTCATTGAGAGCCAGCAGATAGTCTCCGGTGACTTCGTATTCGCCTGCACCCAATCGGCACTCTTGCAGCGCGTTGTAAGCCGTTACCGGATCGCTGCAAGCTTCGCAGTAATGAACCAAGTCCATCGCCAGCGTCCGCAGTTGCGCCATGATTTCGGGCGGGATTTCTACTCCGTTCATTGCGGCTTTGCCGGGTGCGTGGTTCAGCGTCGGGGCGTGGACTTTTGAGGCTACTTCGTGCGACTGCGCGTCAGCATCGTTATCGCCTTGCGTCGGGATGGCGAACGCTTGGAATGCCGCATATTTGTACGCCGCGCTCATTGCTTTGTTCGTTGCTTTGTCGCCAGAGTCCATTGCCTCGCCAAAGGTCTTGACGGTATGCTTAGACCCATCGGCAGCGGAGACAAAATCAAACTCTGCCTCTACCGTAACGTAGAACAATGCGCCGCCGGATTTGCTTTGCCGTTCGTCGCAGGTACGCGACAACATGCGCGGAAGGATGCACAGGCCATGCGTAGCCAGAAGGCGCGACAGGACGTTGTAAACGTCGTCAATGCCCCTGAACTTGTAGACCGGTCCCTGAGTATTGGTCCGGTCCTTTGAAATGCCCACAGAGGCCAATTCAGATTGAACGCGGTTAATGGCTTGATACACGCTCATCTTAGGCAGCTTGTCGGGTGCATTCATTGCGAATCTCCTTTATCAGAACTTGAATACGTGGCGGCGAGTAGGGCATCAACTCAACGGGCTTGACTCCGGCATGCCAGCAGATCAGCGCGAGGTCGTCGGCATCCAACACGTCGACCAGCTTGACAAGAACGTTGACCGTCCTTTCGTGCAGTTCGGAGTTATTCACAGCAATGCTCCCAAAAGTCCGCACATACAGACGCCGACAAGAACCCAAGCATCTGCACTCCCGGTCTGCTTTCTCGGCACTGAGGCCGAAAGAAGCCACTTGTCGCCCAATACCTGGCGAGCGCGAATGTATCCACGGCGCAGCGCGTTGATTTGCTGCCTGCTTGCGAGGTCATGGCGTGGCCATGCCTTCACTGCTTGACGGGCGATATTCATGTCCGCTCCAAAAGTTTGTAGCTGGCGCAGGTTTCAAACTGCGGACGCAGCATCGCGGCGATTTTCCCAATCGCAATAATCCGCGATCCGTTGCCGGGGGCCATGATCGCCCTGCAGCACAGCGCGACCAGTTCCGGGTACATGTGGGCGTTACAGTCGGCAACGAAATCGAGCGCCTCCTGATCGGGATCGCGCATCATTTCGCGGGTGAGGGATTGAATCTTCTCCTCGCGCTCCTGCTCGATCAGGTCGGCATTGGCTTCGACCATCTGAGATTGCGCGGGAGTTCTTTCGGAGTAGTGCGTCTGTTGTGCAGCGTGCAGGCGCGCTTCGATGTTTTCAACGTGTCCCATGATTGGCCTCCGTGATTCCAAATACGGATGCAAGAATTCGGCGGATTTGCCGAGCGGAATTCCCTGGACGTGACGCAAGAATTGCAAGCTGCCGTTCAGTCGTTAAAGACTTCCAAGCTGCGTGCATTGCATCCGCCTTGTTGCGCTTTACTGGCTTCGTTTGCATTTGCTTCCCCTATCTAGTTGCGGAATCTGTGTTCCGATGACTGAATTATAGGCAGCGCAATATCCTTGTCAATAGGTATCGCAATATTTTTTTGCGACAGGAAAGAAACCTATTGACAAGGATATTGCGCTGCCTATAATGTGGCTTATGGAGGGGATTGACCATCATGGAAGAAGTTATTGCGAGGAAGGCGCATGAGTAACTGCAAGTGGTGCGACACAGAGTTCCAACCGAAACGGTCGGACAACTACTTCTGCTCTGCCAGCTGCCGATGTAAGTACAACCACATTTTCAAGCGCGAGAAGACCGCAGACGCGGATTTCTGGGCTGTGACGACTCCCTACGGCGCACACGGTTTCGACGGTCTGGTGGCCTCCTGGCTACGTTCCTCGTCGATTTCCGGTTCCACTCTCTGCGGGGTCTGACATGTCCGACATCATCGTACTGGTGATTTGCGTGGCTCTAATCGCATCGTTTTGGATGATGGACTGATGCCGAATCGGATCATCAAAGAGTCAATCTGCACAAGCGAAGAGATTGACCTGCTAAAGCCAGATGAAGAAGTTTTTTTCTATCGCTTGATGGTTGTATGCGATGACTTTGGACTGATGGATGCGCGTCCGGCAATCCTTAAAGCACGATGCTATCCATTGAAATCAATTGATATCAAGTCCGTGCAGAAGTATTTGACCAGATTGCAAGAGATTGGGCTTGTAAGCGTCTATCAGGTTGATGGGAAGCCTTATCTGCACATGAAAAGTTGGGAAAAACACCAACAAATCAGGGCTAAACGTGCGAAGTTCCCTATGCCTGAACAGGGGTCTGAAATCATCTGCAATCAATTGATATCAGATGCACCCGTAATCCAATCCAATCCAATCCGAATCCAATCCGAATCCAATCCGAATCCGGCTGAAGCTGATTTGTTTGATGACGCGTGGAGGCTTTACCCGTCAAGGCCAGGGGCAAGCAAGAAGGATTCGCGCAAGGCATGGGATGCCCGAATCAAGGCAAATGTATCACCTGAAGTGATTTTGGACGGAGTAAGGCGATACGCCGCTTACTGCTCCGCAATGAATACAGAACCAGAATTTATCAAGCAGCCGGCGACCTTCTTTGGCCCCGGCGAACACTACCTGTCCGATTGGACTCCGACACTGAAGGGATCGAATCATGGGAAAGATGGAAGCAGCCGAACAAACCGCGTCAGTAACACCATTGCCGAGCTTACGGGGCGCAACCGTGACCCTTCGCCAGTTATCGACGGATCAGCAACAAGGGTGGATTGAACGCCTGTTCTCCCGCCTATCTGCGATGTATGGGGCGTCGTTTGGGCGTCAGTGGGAAGGAACAAACCTTTTCGAAGTAAAGGGCGTGTGGGCAGAGAAGCTTGGCGGATTCAGCAGTCAGAACATTGCTGACGCTTTGAAGGCTTGCGACGAAAAGCCGTACCCGCCGAACCTTCCCGAGTTCATCACGTTTTGCCGGTCAGCAGCTAACCGTGATCGTGGTTCGGTGATGGCGCTAGCGCATCAACCGGCTATCTCTGCCAACGTGGATTTCAAGGCGGCACAGGTCAATCAGATTTTTGACAAGCCGAAGGCTTACGACTTCAAGGGATGGGCGAAACACTTGCGGTCTGAGTACCTAGCCGGAGTCCATCTGCTTCCTATTCAGATTTCGATGGCATCCGAAGCATTGAATGAGACATGGGCTGATCGTAAGTGCGGACCTCGCCTGGAGGCGGCATGAGAACTTGCCCCCACTGCGGAGGAGACCTGTTGAGGCATGGGGTTCTCCGGTATGAGTCTGGAGCCAATTCATACCGATACATCTGCCGAGATTGCCGAAAGACCCTTATTGCTCCCATAGACGAAGACGTGGTGAAAGGGAAATTGCATTTCAGTTCGACGGGGCGTCCGACCCTTAAGGACTGGCGCTATGTCGCGTGAAGTGGGAGCAAGCGAGAAATGCTAAAGGCGATATTCAGATTAATGGGATTCAGTCAGGCGAGTACCGAATCGGACGGTTCAAAGTCGAAGGAAAGGAGCGATATGGAACATGGCATGGATATGAGTCTCTTGGCTATTGGGACACAGCAGCAGAGGCGAAGCAAGCCGCTGAAATGCATGAAATGCAGCAAGCCGGTATCGGGCATGAATGAACACGGCTATCCGATTGTGATTTGCGGTGCAACGATGGCGCTGGCGAATCCGGACGATTGCTCTGAGTTTGAAGCGGGGTGCGCGGAATGATGATCGGAGACATCTTCCCCCTGCGAACAATGGCTGACCGCTGCCGTGCTGCCGCGCATGTTTTGTGTGACATGGATGCGGAGTTTATGACGCTGCACAAGAGATATGAACCGGAGGCGATCCCGGTCAATCAGCCGGTGCCGGTTATTCATCATCTGGAAGGAGTTGCAGCTTGAGGACGTTTGTTCTCGACTCGCCCGACAAGATGACGCTGCTAGGCAAGTGGATACGCTCCTACGGCTTTAGCAAGCCTCTAGCGGTCACTGTCGCGGAACACAAGTCCAAGCGTTCCAACGAACAGAACAGGCTCATGTGGGACCGTCTGACGGCTATCTCTGAGCAAGCCCGTCCGGGCGGGTCTCAGTTCTCCACAGAGGCATGGCACGAACACGCAAAGCGCGAACTGCTTCCGGAGGAATGCGCGAAGGGCATCAGCAAGTGGGCGTATCTACCGACAGGGGACAGGGCGCTAAAGATGAGCACAACAGACCTGGATGTGTCCGAGATGACGGATTACCTGGATTCGCTCGGAGCAATGGCGGCTGAGTTGGGCGTGGAGCTTGCAGCCTGATGGCTAATCAAAAACTCCCCACCCTGATCGACAAAGCCGACCGGCTTACCTCTTTGTACATCCGCCAGAAATGGGCAGACCGCGCCGGGAACGTGAAGTGCGTTTCATGCTTGACCGTCCTTCCGTGGAAGGAATCCCATTGCGCCCACTTCATTGAACGAGGAAAGAAGGCTACCCGTTGGCTAGAGGAAAACCTCCGTCCTGCGTGTCCTTCCTGCAATGTATTCCGTAAGGAACATCACATGCGCGAATTCACCCTTCACATGATTGACTCCTACGGGCGCGAGTTCGTAGATGAACTCCGAGAGATGGCGCGGAAGGTCTTGAGCGCATCACAGGTCAGGGCTTTGGCGGAAGAAGCAATTGAGTATTTCGGCGGAAAACTAAAGGAGGCCGTATGAGCAGGGAAACATCTGTAGCAATCTATTTTTGGGTTGATGTTGCTACCGGCTTTGCTCTTTCGATTGAGGGGCAGCCAATTGCTGCGGCAATTTTTGTTGCTGCTGCATCAATCGTCGCAACTCTGAACTGCATCGCAAGGGAGGCAGCATGACCCAATCAATCCGAGTCCAGTGCATACAAACGTACTCCGATGATTCGGTAGTCGGGACGGGTGAATTCGAGTCCGGTGACATGGGAATGGAACCGTGGCGGCAGGCGATACATGCGGCGGCCGTTGCAAGCGGGTTCCATACTGACTCGGTTCGGGAATTCGTTCTTGAGTGGGCTAGTGACATTGAGAGGGATGCGACATGAGTGCTAATGCCCTGTACCGCACCGAGACTGCCATCAGCGCACTCTCTGCCAATTCCCTCGCATGGGACAGTTGGGCGCATGACTCCCTAACCGCTCTCGGCATGGCGGCTATCCGCAATCCGCTTGGCGATAGGCTAATTCATTTCGTGAATAGCCCCTCTGCCTACAAGACGCTTGAAATCGTGATGATGCTGCTTACCCGCCTACTCAAAGACGGTCACAAAGCCACTCAGGACAACGTGTATCAGGCGTTTGAGTATTGGAACGGCAGGCACTGTCTCCATTGTTCCGGTCGTGGCGTGATGAACTTTGAACAGGAGGAATGCCCAAGGTGCGGCGGGACCGGAGAGCGTCCGATACCTAGCGAGTACGGGGAAGCGGTCAAAGCGGGGATTGCCGTATTGATCGAAGCGGAACAATGGATGGAGGGGCAGCTACGGGCGAGGATGGCTCCCCAATCCACTCCTGCCCCTGCTTACATGATGTCAAGGGTAGGTAATTACACGACAGACCTAGCACCCGCTACAGGGTGGGTAACGCCTAAACGAGAAAGCCAAAGCTATGGGGGGGGTTGACACATCATGCTAGTCTATGCTTGCTAGGAGAGGTATTGTTTTTCGCATGGCGACTGCATTGAACTGTCGGCCTGATACCCGCAGGGTAGCCGCCAGCCGAAATACTCCCCCTCCGGTTGTTTCATGCCGGTTCATACCCCGTGACTCACAAGGTTGCGGGGTATTTTTTTATAACGGAGGTTAGATGACCACTATCTGCTGTAGCCGTTCTCATGGGGAAATGGCAGGCGATAGTCGGGCTAACCTTGAATACAACTTCACCCATTTCCCGGCTAAGAAGGTCGAGAAGATAGGCGAAGTCTTGGTTGGCGCAGGTGGTAGGGCGTTGGACTGTACCGCGTTCTTTACGTGGGTCAGGCATGGCGCAGACCCAGACAACAAGCCGCCGATTGACTCTGAAGACAACGGCTTTCAAGGCTTGATAATGAGCCACGACGGAATTTTCTATTACGAGAAAGACCTGTGCCCCATGAAGGTCGACCGCGACTTCCACGCTATCGGGACAGGTAGCCAAGCAGCACTCGCAGCCCTAATGCTAGGCAAGCCGCCAAAAAGAGCGGTAGAGATAGCCGCCCGGATCGACTCGAATACGGGTGCACCTTTCACGGTGATTTCCCTTGACTAGCCATCAAGAGCTAATAGCCGCACTAGATAAAAACGGCGGGTCATTTATAGGTGCAGTGAAATCGTTAAATATTAACCCTATCGGGCATAAGGCAGAAAAACCTGTAAAGGTAAAGAAACATTGCGTTATCCCTGACGTACAGGCAAAGCCAGGAGTCCCACTCGAACACCTGACATGGGCAGGAAAGTACATAGCCGAGAAACGTCCCGACGTAATCATCCAGATCGGTGACTTTGCCGATATGCCTAGCCTTTCAAGCTACGACAGGGGCAAGAAATCGGCGGAAAACAAGAGGTATCGTGCCGATATTGCCGCCGCTCACGAAGCCATGCGGCTGCTGATGGAGCCGATTAAAGCGGTTCCTGATTACAACCCTCGGTTAGTCCTGACGCTAGGCAACCACGAGGACCGGATTACGCGGTTTGTCGATGACAACGCGGTGCTAGAGGAAACGCTATCAATTGCAGACCTTGGCTATGAAGAATGGGGATGGGAAGTCATCCCCTACAAGAAGCCGGTCAAGGTCGATGGCGTAACGTATGCCCACTACTTTTACAACCACAACACCGGCAAGCCCTACGGTGGAACAAACCTGCAAACCCGGCTACAGACCATCGGATTCAGTTTCACGATGGGGCATCAGCAAGGATTGCAGACGGCAGTAAGGGACTTGAGCGACGGAACCAGGCAGCGCGGACTAGTCGCTGGATCGTTCTACCAACACAACGAAGAATACCGAGGCCCGCAGGCTTGCGAGTGGCGCGGCATCGTGTTCAAGCACGAGGTCCACGATGGAAACTATGACCTGATGGAAGTCAGCATGGGCTTTCTGAAGCGCAGATATGGATAACCAGGAGCAACGACATGGCATTTACTCAGGCAACCTTGCAGACGGCCCTTGATACAGCGGTATCTGGCTCCGGCTGCATCATCACCAAGTTCGACGCCACCTCATCGGCCAGTTACACCGATGTCGGCGTTCAAAACCTCAACACGTCCGCAAAGAAGACCGGACTCGTTCAAGTCGCTACTAGCAACAACGCGACCCAAGCGGCTGCGGCGATCCTGGCGGAAATGTCTTAACCCCAATTGAATCGAGGCGCGGGCTACCCCGTGATGAGATATGGCAGCACGACTCAGAAAAACGCACCAAGAGGACATCAAGACAAAGATACAAGGAAGTCAGTTAGTTAATTTTCTGCAAAAACATGCACTTGATGGCGATGAGGCAAATTCAACGCGGATTGACGCGGCAAAGTTCTTATTGAACAAAATTATAAGCAACCCGCCGACAGAGATAGATCAAAAGACGCACTTAAGTGGGGGGGTTGAAATAGCAACCCGCCCGAAACTCACCAAAGAGGAATGGCTAGCCGCTCATGGCTTGGGAACCGCAGGCAGGGCCACAGAGTAGCGCCCTCTCTGCGGATTGGTGCGATGAGCTTTTCTATGGCGGAGAACGCGGGGGCGGGAAGTCCGACTTCCAGATCGGCTATCAAGAGGATGGGGCGCTAAGTTACGGGGATAAATGGCGCGGAATCATGTTCCGCAAGACGTACCCGGAGTTGGAAGAGCTGCAATCAAGGGCAATGGAGGTATTCCCTCACAGTGGTGGCGTGTATAAAACGCAACCTAGCGCGGAATTTCCGTTCTCAAACTGTTGGTATTGGCCGAGCGGCGCTAGTGTCAAGATGCGCTTCATTGAACACGAGCGAGACTATGGGCGCTATCACGGTCATCAATACACAGGGATTAGCTTTGACGAGGTGACGGAATACCCCACGCCGAGCGGCTTGCTGAAGATGCTTTCAACGCTCCGAAGCCCGCATGGAGTGCCTTGCACCGTTAGACTGACCGGCAACCCTGGCGGAATCGGTCATGGATGGGTCAAAGCGCGTTATGTGAATAACGGCCCTTACAAGCCCTATGTTGATCCTGATACGGGATTTGTCCGCATGTTCGTACCGTCAAAGACGGACGATAACCAAATCCTGCTGCGAAACGACCCGCATTATCGGAATCGTATCAAGGCGGCAACCGGCGGGAATGACGCGCTTCGCAAGGCATGGCTAGAGGGCGATTGGAACATTGTTGCCGGGGCCTTCTTCGATTGCTGGCGGCAGTCCAAGCATGTGATTCGCCCGTTTGCCATCCCTCCGCACTGGCTCAAGTTCGTATCAGGGGATTGGGGAAGCGCGAAGCCGTTTAGTTTTGGATGGTGGGCCGTGGTATCGGATGACTACAAGACGGAAGAAGGCTTGACCCTGCCGCGTGGTTGCATGGTCCGCTATCGAGAATGGTACGGCGTCAAGAAAGACTCGCAAGGGCAAACGCTCTACAACGTAGGGCTGAAGATGGTGGCCGAAGACGTAGGGCGAGGGATTGTGGAGCGCGAGAGCGAGAAGATTGATTACCGCGTGATTGATCCTGCCGCATTCACTCAGGACGGAGGGCCATCTATCCAAGAACGGATATGGGAAGGCAGCGGAAGAATCGCAGTTTGGCGCAGGGCTGATAACGCCCGCGTAAAACAAGGCAAAGCCCCCGGCGGGTGGGACATGATGCGCGCCCGACTGGAAGGAGAGGCAGAGGATAGGCCGATGGCAGTCTGTTTTTCTACCTGCGAAGATTCAATTAGAACCATTCCCGTGATGCAGCACGACTCTGACAGGTTGGAAGATTTGGACACGGACGGCGAAGACCACGCCGCCGACGATTGGCGCTATGCCTGTATGTCTCGACCGTGGATCAGGCAAGAACCGAATACGCCAATACCCAAATGGCCCCAAGGCCAAACGATTAACGAACTCATCAAGGCCCATAGACGGGCGAAGGAAGATTCATGAGCCAAATTCGCAATAATCTGGTCAATCAGGCCGGGATGGAATACGAGACCGTTGCCGCGTCCCAAACTGCCCAAGTCCTTGGGGGTACGGGCGCAACTGGTGACTACATCGATCACCTTGTCGTGGTGGTAGCGACTGCCGCGACTGCTGCTGTGTCCATCCTTGATGGCTCGACATCTATCAGCGTATTCCCCAACTCTCCCGGTGGTGGAATTGGCACGTATCACGTGAACCTCGGCCTGTACTCTGTCTCCGGTCCGTGGAAGGTCACAACCGGCGCGGGTTCTAGCGTTATCGCGGTGGGCAACTTCTCGGCATGAGCGATCTGGCTTCAGCCGATAGCGTAGAAACTCCGGAGGAACTGGAGAAGAATCCTGCGGGAGTCGTGCGTCGGTGGGTGCTTGAACTCAAGCTGGCGGACAAGCGCGAAAAGGAATGGCGCAAGAAGGCCGAGAAGGTCATTGACCGCTATCGCCAGAAGGAAGCCAAGAAGCACAGCTTCAACATCCTGTGGTCTAACACGGAAACACTTAGGCCGGCGGTCTATAACTCCTTGCCCAAGCCCGATGTCCGCAGGCGGTGGAAGGATGAAGACCCGCTCGGCAAGCAGGTATCAACCGTCCTGTCACGCGCCCTGGAATACGGGCTGGATTCGACGGACTTCAACCACTCGATTGAGAATTGCGTACTGGACATGCTTCTGCCTGGCCGGGGCGTGGCGCGTGTGCGCTATGTCCCGAGTCTTGAGCAAGTCGGAGTAACGCCGGAAACGCACGAAGAAGACGCCGAACAGCACGCGGAGGGCGGCGAAGCCCTAGAAGGCGAGCTTGAAGAAGTCAAGTGGGAACAAGCCCCCATTGAGCATGTGCAATGGGACGACTTCCGCATTTCATCCGGCAAGACGTGGGACGAGGTTTGTTGGATTGCTTTCAGACACAGGCTGACCCGCGACGAACTCGAAGACAAGTTTGGCGAGATTGGCAAGTCCATCAAGCTTGACAAGACCAATGATGAGGAAGTAGAGAAGGAGCGCGATGCGGAAGTCGCGGAAGCCTTCCGTACTGCGGAAGTGTGGGAGATATGGGACAAGGACGAGCAAGAGGTATTGTTCGTCTGCCTGAACCACAAGGAAGAACCGCTAAAGGTCCTGCCCGATCCGCTCAACCTGCAAGGCTTCTTCCCTGTTCCGCGCCCGATCTATTCGATTGAAGACTCGGCTTCGCTGGTGCCGACCCCGTTATATGAGTTGTACCGCGAGCAGGCCGAAGAACTCGACCGCATCTCCATCCGCATCAACAAACTGGTTGAAGGGCTGAAGCTCAGAGGTATTTACGACTCCACCCTATCCGAGCTGTCGGAGTTGATGAAGGGGCAGGACAACGATCTTACCCCAGCGGCGAATGTCACGGCATTGCTTGAGCGTGGCGGGCTGGAAAAAGCCATCTGGTTCATGCCGATTGAACAGGCGGCAAGCGTTCTTAAAGTCCTCTATGAACAGCGGGAAAGCGCCAAGTCGGTTATTTACGAGATCACAGGTATTGCTGACATCATCCGTGGAGCGTCGAACGCTTCGGAGACAGCAACGGCGCAGCAGATCAAGGACAAATGGGGGTCCATGCGGCTGCGGAAGATTCAGAACGAGGTTGCACGTTTCATCCGTGACCTGATGCGGTTGCAGGCCGAAATCATCGGGGAGAAGTTCGCTCCCGAGACGCTGGAAACCATGACCGGCGTCAAGTTGCCCCATCAGGCCGACGTCGATCAGCAGAAGCAGATGGTGGCGATGCAATATCAGCAACAGGCGCAAATGGCCGCGCAGCAGGGACAGCAACCCCCTCCGCAACCTCCGCAACAGCCTGACCCGATCACATGGGAAGCGGTGATGCAGGTCTTGCGGGACGACAAACAACGCTCATTCAAGATCGACGTTGAGACGGATTCCACTATTGCCGCCTCAGTTGAAGGGGACATGAAGGGGCTGCAAGATGTCATGGGCGGGATTGTCGAACTAATCCAAGGGCTAGGGCCAGCGGTACAGATGGGCGCGATGCCGATTGAAGCCCTCAAGGAAATGGTGATGGTGGTTTGTCGCCGGTCGAAGATGGGCAACGCGGTAGAGGATGCGTTGGACAAAATCAAGCAACCGCCCCCGCAAGCTCAAGACAACGGAGAGCAAGCCAAGGCGCAGATTGAGATGCAAAAGCACCAGGGCGAGATGCAGCAGCGGCAGGCTGAACAGCAACAACAGGCGCAGATTGAACAGCATCGGAACGAGCTAGAAGCCCAAAGGGAGATGCAAAAGTCACAACATGACGCCCAACTTCGCCAGTACGAAGCAGATAGAGCGCATGAGGCAGAAATGGCGCGTCTTCAGTATGAGAACGATTGGAAAAAACTTGAAGCGGAAACAAAGGTATTAGTGGCTCAGATTGCAGCCGAGGCAGGTGCAAAGCAGGCGCAAATATCCGCAGAAACATCATTGGCTCAGGCTCAGATGCAGGGGCAAAAGGACGAAAGCGTAAAGGCTGAGAAATCGGAGGGCGAAGCGAGTACGGGCGATGCCTTGGCTGTGGCGATTCAGGGATTCACTGCGGCCCTTGAGCAGATGAGACAACCAAAGACCATCATTCGCGGCCCTGATGGTCGTGTTAGCGGAGTTCAATAAATGAGTAAATCCAACACCTTTGAAAACGACCTACTTAACTTGGTCTTCAACAACACCGACATTACGCTTATCGGTGACGCGGCAGGCTTGCAGAACTCCGCTACTGCGGGTTCTTTATACGTTTCCCTGCATACCGCAGACCCCGGCGAGGCTGGAACTCAGGCCACTAGCGAGACCGCTTATACCAACTACGTCCGAGTGGCTGTGGCCCGTTCCGGAGCAGGTTGGACGGTCACGGGTAACGCGGTATCAAACACGGCTACGATTACCTTCGCAACGTGCGGCGTAACGGGTGCTACTCTTACTTACTTCGGCGTTGGCACCGACTCTAGCGGGGCCGGGAAGCTCCTTTACTCGGGCGCATTGAGTTCCCCGCTTGCTGTATCTAGCGGAATTCAGCCGCAATTTGCTGCCGGTGACCTTGATATCACCGAAGACTGATGTCCGGATTCAAAAACGTCCGTGAGTTTGCTGCGGCTGATGAACTGGGGCAGACATGGTTGACTCAGTTCAGGAAGACCGTAGCGTCTGCCGCAACCACGACGAGAGCATGGATTGATTACTCGTATTTCGCCGGAAGTCCTGCGGCTAATTTCTACGCATCATCGCCGTCCGTAGCTGCACTCGTTGAATCTTCTCGGGGAATCTACGTTCCCACTGTTTCACCCGCAACACAGCACCTGAAGAGCTTCACTGTGATGACCGCTAACACGGCTTCTGCGGTGAATGCCCGGCAAGCATTGATCCTTGCTGACTACCTCCTCTATTACCCGTTCATTGACACGGATGCGATAGGCGAGGATCAGGCAATGGACAACACCGTGACGATTCCCCGCTATACAAGCGGGAAGGTCGTTGCTGTAGCGCAGTCTGCCGCTTCTACCGTAGGTCAATTCACCTTCACCTACACAAATCAAGACGGTGTAGCGGGTAGGGTGAGCCAGGTTAATTACACCTTCGCTGTAGCTGGTGGTGGTCAGGTAGTAGGTGCTTCGGGTGTTGGAGCGAGTTACAACCCGTTCCTTTATCTACAGGCTGGAGACTCGGGTGTTCAGTCGATTCAATCGGTGAACTTCTCTGCTGCCGGTGGCGGACTGATGGCGCTGGTGATCGTTGAGCCGCTTTACTTCGGCACGGTGACTCAAGAATGCAGGACTACATCGGGCGTTGCTTTCGGTGCTGCAGACGAGTTTCTGTCGCTGATACATACCGCTGGCGCTCCAAAGATAAAGGATGGTGCGGTGCTGAATTTCTTTGCTGAAGGTACAGCGGGTTCTCTCGCGTCTTCTCAGCTTGTCGGAACACTGGAAACGGTCTGGAACTGAGGAAAACACATGGGATTCACTTCACAAGATGACCTGATTACGCAATTGACCGTCAATGGCAAGGGCGATACAGTCACCACGACCAAGACCCTTCTATCTGCCGGTACTGCGGGTGGATGGACGCTCCTCGGCCCTCATTCGGGGTATCCGGTTGCGTCTACCTACGCAGGAACAGACCTGAACTACGTTGCGACTGATGATACATGGTCTGCAGGGACGATCTACACCGGAGGGGATGTATCTACCGCAACAAAGCACTTCCTTACGGCGGGAGGTTGCGCGGTTGCAGCAGCCGGCGCTCCTTGGTACGTGATGGCAATAGATATGGTTGGCTATGTTCCATTGACCACGACCAACGTCACCACGACGGGTGCCAAGACAGTGGTAATGACCCCGCTGAGTAACACCGCAGGCAAGGGTGACAGATACGCCAACGGAGCAGGTCTGAGGATGTTTGTAGCGTGCGGCACGACCGCAATGGGTATCAATGCTCCTACGTGCGTAGTTGCCTATACGAACTCGGCAGGAACCACGGGTAAGACCACGACATCTTTTACGTCGACTGCTTCTCTTGGTGTTGGGCAACTTCTGAACACCGGGGCAGCGGCGAACAAGTTCAATCCGTTCCTTGCGCTTGCGGCGGGTGATGTAGGTGTGAAGGATATTGAGACCATCACTTGGGCGGGGACGGCCCACGCCTCTGGTACGGTCATCATTGGCCTTTGCAAACCACTCTGGACACTTCCCCTGCCTGCTACAGGTCTTTACAACAAGATGGACCTAGTGAATGCCATGCCATCCATGAGGAAGATTCCTGACGGGGCGAACATTCAGTTCTTGCTGTTCCAGACGGGTGCAACGTCATCCGGAGGAACGGTGAATATCGACTTCGACTACGGATACGGCGGCTGATGGCGCTGATCTGCAATGGCAATCAGTTCGCTTGCAGCGGTATTCAGTCCTATGGAGCCGTTGCGGTACTGAGTGCTTACCCTTCCGCGCATCATGGAAATTTTCATATAACGGGGAAGATGCGGAACATATCCGCAGGGGAGGGAATTACCAATGATATGACCGGGATTCCCTCTGGTTATCTTCATCCTGCTGCATGGATGATGCCGCAGAAGGCTGGTCGTGTTTCGAGTCATAACAACGCACAGGGTAACTCTACTGCTACGGCAATACCAATCAGCCTCCAAGGTCTAATCAATGGCACCTGTACCGTTTCCGCTACCGTAGCGGCGGTTTTGTTGATGGCGGGACAGTCTGACGGTACGAGTACGGCAGATTTGACCAAAGGTGCGTTGGGTTGGCTTATCGGTGAATCGGATGGGGTCACTACGGTATCACTCGCAAGCCATGCGCTTGGAGAACTGGTCGGAGAAATTACACCATTTACCACGCTGTCTCCCGAGAATCTTGCTAATGCCGTATGGACGCAGGCAATTGAGGCGGGTTATACAGCGGAGGAAATTCTGAGGATTCTCGCAGCGTTTGCCGCTGGCTCGGCTACCGGACTAGAAGGTTCCGATCCGCAATTTACGGGTATTGACGGGACTACGCTACGGATCGACGGGACGTATTCCGGTGGAACGAGGACGATAGACAGCCTGAACGGAGCGTGACATGAGCGTAGTTGGTCAACAGCTAGGCTTATGGGAAGGTAACTGGCTAGGGGCGACGACTACCGACCCTAACCGGATGTATGGAACGGCAAGAGGGACATCCTCCTGTTCCGGTCTTCTGTCTGTTGTCGAGGAACAAGCCACCAGATCAGGTGGGGACGATGCCTTCCATAAGCATCCCGGATGGAACAAGGCCGCATGGAAGCGTAAGCAAAAGCGCGAAGATGCCATAGAGCAGACAATTGAAGCGACCTATCGAAGCATATTAGGGATAGCGCCAGCTCCGGTTGTTGTTGCGGAACTGAAGGCGGAAATCAGGAAGTCGGAAGAAATAGCCCGACTGGATTACACGCAGGAAATGAAATTGATCGAGTGGTTATCCGCTCAGATCAGCGCCGTACAACAGAAGCGTTACCTTGATGAACTTGACGACGAGGAAGCCTTGCTGCTTTTAATCTGATGCCTGTATATGAGTCGATGTGCCACAAGTGCGGGAAGGTGCAGGATTACTACCAGTCCGCGTCAAATTGTCATGTAACCCCGGAATGCTGCGGCGAACTCACGGAAAAGGTGATTCTGTCCGCTCCGATGGGCATCGTTGATATTCCGGCGTATGTCTCTCCGACCTCTGGCCGGTGGATCAATTCGCGCCGGGAGCGTAACGAGGACTTGAAGCAGTCGAACGCCCGTCCGTGGGAAGGGCTGGAGCAGGAGAAGAAGGAAGCCGATCGCCAGAAAGCCTACATGGAACAGAAGGAAGACGCGCAATTGACCGTAGCGGCTGAAAAGGCTTTCGCGCAACTGGAACCGGAGAAGAAAAGGATACTTGAACAAGCAGTAGCTTGACCCTCCTGTAAGGGATTCGGGTCCGCAGTGATGCGCCCCATTCGGTCAGCAGGCAATGGCCGAATCAGACGAGGTAAACATGGCAGACCAACTTGACGAGGATACCCCCGTCGAAGAAGTGATCGAAACGGCAGATGAACAATCCGCGCCGACGATGGATGACACCATTCGCAACACGCTGGCAGAGATTGAGGCGCGAGGCTCAGAGAGTGAGCCGGAAGAAGAAACCCAAGAACAGAAGGCAGAGCGCGTCCGCGATGAAAAGGGGCGCTTTGCCACCAAGGATGCGGCGCAGGAGCAAAAGCCCGAAAACGTCGAGCAGGATGCCCCTGCACAGGCTCAACCTGATCCTGTTGCCGCTCCAGTAGTCGTCCCGCCCGAAGTCCAAAGGCTGGGACTCCGCAAAGAAGAAGCCGAAGCCTTCGCGCAAGCATCGGAAGGCGTGAAAGCCGCGTTTATCCGGCGCAGCGAGGAGATGCATCGCGGTCTGGAGCAGTTTCGCGAGAAGGCGCAATTCGGCGATGCGATGGTGCAAGCCATTCAGCCCTTTGCGCAGACGATCCAATCGCTCGGCGTCCATCCGGCCCAAGCGGTACAGAAATTGATGGCGGCGGATCATTCGCTTCGCTACGGGACCCCGCAGCAGAAGCAACAGATGATCGCCACGATTGCAAGAGATTACGGCGTCGACTTGAGCCAGGGCTTGCCCGAGGCTCCGTATGTCGACCCGAATGTGTCCGCCCTTCAGCAGCAGGTACAGCAGCTGACGGGATGGATTCAGCAAAAGCAGCAGGTTGAGGAACAGCGGCAGATGGACACGCTTAACAGCGAAGTTCAGCAGTTTGCCTCCGACCCTGCGAATAAACACTTCAACTCGGTAGTGAACGAAATGATGGGCCTCCTACAGGCAAACATCGTGACGAACCTTCGAGATGCCTATGACCGTGCGGTCTACGCCAATCCAGCGACACGCGCCCAAGTTCTTGCAGAACAGCAAGCACAAGCGGAAGCGAAGCGGAAAGCAGACGCAACGGCAAAGGCTCAGGAAGCCAAGCGCGCCGCAGCGGTGAATGTGTCCCGAAGGGGATCACAGCCCGCCAAGCGTCCTGTTGGCTCTATGGAAGACACGATCAGGGAAACCGCCGAGCGACTCGGCGTTCTCTAACTGAAAGGAATACATCATGGCCTCTCCCGGTCAAAGCACCCTGTTTAACACCTTTACGGAGTTGGTTTCGACCACCTACCGTAACCACTCGAAAGATGTAGCGGACAACATGTCCTATCACAATGCCCTGTACAAGCGGCTGAGTGACAAGGGCAAGATTCGCCTCGAAGACGGTGGCCTGTCCATTGTTCAACCCCTGGACTACGCTTCGAACTCCACCTACCAGCGGTACTCCGGCTATGACGTGCTGAACGTCGCAGCGTCGGATGTCATCACGGCGGCGGAATTCGCATGGAAGCAAGTTGCGGTGAACGTCGCGGCTTCCGGTCTGGAAATCCGTACCAACTCCGGTGGCAATCGAATCATCAACTTCGTCAAGGCCAAGATCAAGAACGCCCAGCGCTCGATGGCTAACGGCATGTCGGGCGACCTGTACTCGACGGGTTCCGCGTCCAACCAGATCGGCGGCATTCAGTTGATCGTGGCGGATGCGGGTACTGGAACTGTCGGCGGTATCGACTCCGGCACGTACACGTTCTGGCAGAACTCCACCCGCGATGCTTCCGACAACAGCGTCACCGTGTCGGCGGCGACCATCGAGGCAGGCATGATGCTGCCCCTGTGGATTAGCTGTACTCGCGGCGGCGATACCCCGGACCTGATCGTGATGGACCCGGTCTACTTCGCCTACTACGAAGCCTCGCAATCGTCCCTGAAGCGTTACGCCCCGGCAGATGAAGGCAAGGGCGGCATGGTGAGCATGAAGTACAAGACTGCCGATGTGTTCTACGACACCACGGCGTCGGGTATTCCGGCTTCGCATATGTACTTCCTGAATACGGACTTCCTTGAACTGGTAGCCCATCAGGACGCGAACATGGAAATCATGCCGGAGCTTCGCTCGGTGAATCAGGATGCCATCGTTATCCCGATTCTGTTCCAAGGCAACTTGGTGTGTAGCAACCGCGCCCGTCAAGGCGTTGGCAAGGCTTAAGGAGAAATAACATGGCCTACTCTCTCACTACCCCCTACGTCGGCGCACAGCCGATTGCCAACACCGAAACGGTACAGAAGCACCCGCTGGGAACCATTGTCCGGGCTTATGACCCGACCTATGGCGAAGGCGAGTTCATCTACCTGCTCGGCGTTGCTTCGACGGCGGTCGGATCGCCCGTGGTCTACAACACCACGGGTTATCAGACTGCGCTTGCTCCGGTTGGCACCAACCTTCCGCAGCCCGTAGCCTTCGCAATGTCGGCTAACGTGGCCTCGCAGTATGGCTGGTATCAGATTGGTGGTCGCGCCATCGCTAAAAAGACTTCCGGCCTGGGTCTGGCAGCTAATGCGGCTGTTGGCGTCAAGACGGCTGGTCTGGTGGCAACGACCGGCACCGGCAAGGAAATCCAGGGCGCGCTGACCATCGGCGTTTCCACGGCTTCCACTACGGTCAGTCTGATTATCGACCGGCCTCACATGCAGGGCCGCATCACCTAAGACTTGATGTGAATTAGGTCTGCCCCCTCTCCGGAGGGGGTTTTCCTAATCCTCAACAGGAGCGGCTGTGATAACTGAAATGGTGTATCAGCATGAATGCGCATCCATGCCTTTACGGTACGGGCTGGATGTAACGTGCAACACGGACGATGATGTTATCTTGTCGAACGTGCTCATCAATGCGCGAAAGGTCAAGCGGTGGGCAAAGTCCCTGCCACCTAATGACAAGACCTTGCTGATCTGCGGTAGCGGTCCATCTATTGCTGATGATGTTGAACTAATCAGGGATTTATACGGTAGCGGGGCTCATGTGTGGGGGTTGAACAACTGCGCCAATTACCTTGGAACGCTAGGGATTGCCCCTGATGCACAAGTAATCATGGACGCGCAGGAACACAACCTAAAGGCTATTGCTCCTGCCAAGTCCCATTTGTTTGCTTCTCAGTGCCATCCGGCAATGTTTGACGCTGTTCCAGACGCAATCCTTTGGCACTCGACGCATGGCGAGACTAAGGTTGATGAGCAGGCGGGGTTTCCTTCCCATGACGATGAGTATTGCCTGATCGGGTCGGCTGTTTCGGTTGGAAACACCGCGCTAGTCCTTGCTTACTCTCTTGGGTATCGGAATATCCATCTGTTTGGCTATGACTCGTCAAACAAGGGCGTTAGTCATGTAATCCATCAGGAATGGAACGATGGGGAACCCATGACGATAGTCGAGTTCCGTGGCAAGAAGTACGAATGCAGTTTGACCATGAGGCTCCAGGCCGATGCCTTCGGGTCAAGGGCGTCCGTCCTGATTCGTGAGGGCTGCAAGGTCACAGTTCATGGCTATGGGTTGCTTCCGGATAGATGGAACGCAGACCTGACAGAGCAGGAAAAATACGAGCTTATGTGGTCTCGCGGAGATTACGGCCTTATTTCTCCCGGCGAACAAGTGGCAGAGCGGTTTATCTCTGTCGTGGCCCCAAAGCAAGGCGCAAGAATCGCAGACTTCGGGTGTGGAAGCGGGAAGGGTTCGCTTGCTATCGACCGGCTTGGAAAGTTTGACATTACCTGCATAGATTTCACGGAAAACAGCCGGGACGATGAAGCGCAAAAGTTCCAATTCATCAAGGCGGATTTATCGGGTGGGCACATTCCCGTCTATGTGAATCACGGATTCTGTACGGATGTACTGGAACACATACCGACAGACAAAGTGGACGCGACCATCATTCACATAATGGAAGCGTGCCATGACTGTTTTTTCCAGATTTCAACCATTCCAGATGATTTCGGCGGGGCGATCGGCAGGCCGTTGCATTTGACCGTCAAGCCGCATTCGTGGTGGAAAGAAAAGTTTATCTCCCTCGGTTACGCCGTCCGATGGGAAGAAGATCAGATTTCAGCGGCGTTGTTTCACATTTTTCCTCAACAGGAGAACTAAATGGTATCCCTCGCGCAAGCGCGCCCCCCGTTCGTCGAATTCAAGCAAGTCGCCGTTCCCGATCCGCAAAAGAGCGTGGAACTCGGCTACAGGGTCACAAAAGATGTGGATTTCGCCCACGTCATGCAACCGGGGAGCCGGGATGTCCTGGTCATCAAGGCGCAAGACTGGCTCGACCAGATCAAGAACAAAGTTTTGACGGACGCGCACGACGCATTCCCGCAGGAGTGGGTAAATCAGTATTTCTCCAAGTTCGAGGCATGGAAAGCTGGACAGGAAGCGCCTGTCAGCGGAACGCATGTACGCGAATGGCCCCTGCTGTCCCCGGCGCAAGTGCAAAACCTGATTTCCCTGCATGTCGTGACGGTGGAAGACGTTGCCGCGATGACTGAAGAAGCCATTGGGCGTTTCGGGATGGGCGGTAGGGACATCAGGGAACAAGCAAGGGAATGGCTGGCGAAACGCGAACTGGCAGCCGGGGCCGTCGCTGAAAACGCCGTACTGAAGGAACAACTTGCGGCGCTCTCTGCGCGCCTGGCAGAACTCGAAACCGACAAGCCGAGGCGAGGACGCCCACCGCTCAAGGAAGCCGCGTAAAGCGGCTTTTTTTACGCCCAAAGGATTTATATGACCTGTCTTTCCATCGTTCAATCGGTCTGCAATCGTGTAGGACTGACTTCGCCTACGGCGGCAGTGAGTTCCACCGATTTGCAGATCATCCAGATTATCGAACTGGCGAACGAGGCAGGGCAGGAAATCGCTCGGCGCTATCCGTGGTCGGGGCTGTTGAATGTTGGAAATTTCACGACAGTCGCCACAGAGTCGCAAGGGGCCATAGAGACGATTGCTCCCGGTCTGGATTACATCATCAATGACACGATATGGAACCGGACTCTACGTCGGCCTGTATTCGGGCCAAAAACTCCGCAGGGTTGGGAGCAGCAGAAAGCCTTTGCGATAAATGGCCCGTGGTCGTCTTACAGAATCATCGCCGGGACATTGGCGATGTATCCCGTCCCCGAAGCAGGCCAGTCCTGTTATTTCGAGTACATCTCGAAGAATTGGGTAACGGTCGCTGCGGATAGTTCTACCTCGGCCACATGGACAGCGGATGCCGACACGCCAAAACTTGATAACAACCTGATTGTCCTCGACACAATCTGGCGGTGGAAAGCCGCAAAGGGTCTGGATTACGCCGAAGACTTCAACAAGGCTGAAACGCTCAAGCTTGACCTGATGGCAAGGGACGGCGGCAAGGACACGCTGAACCTGTCGAATACCCGCTATGACATTTTCCCTGGCGTCGTCGTTCCTGCGGGTTCGTGGTCGCTGTGAGAACTGCTGCACGACCTCTGAGGCGGAATGCAAAGGCGGCAACTGCCTCCGTACCGGCTCCGATTGGGGGATGGAACGCAAGGGACGCCTTGTCCGAAATGGACGAGAAGGACGCTGTAACGCTGGAAAACTTCTGGCCGCTGCCGTCTGACGTAATGCTTCGCAAGGGGCATTCTCAGTTTGCCACGGGGTTGGGGTCGCAGGTTCAATCCCTGATGGGGTACAACTCGGGAACGGCATCAAAGTTGTTCGCGGCGGCGGGGACTTCCTTCTATGACGTGTCAGCAGGCGGGGCGGTTGGAGCGGCTTCCGTCACCGGGCTAACAAACGCCTGGTGGGAAAGCGTCAACGTCTCCACAGCGGGAGGAAATTTCATGCTCTGCGTGAATGGTTCCGACAAACTCAGGGGTTATACCGGATCGGCTTGGTATGCCGATGGCGACGGCACGCACGACATAACCGGCGTGGACACCGCGACGTGCATCCAAATCAACTTGTTCAAGTATCGAATCTGGTTGATCCAGAAAGACACCCTAAAAGCGTGGTACTTGCCGACCTCTGCCATTGCGGGGGCGGCGGCTGTTGTTGATCTTCAGGCCGTGGCCCGCAAGGGCGGCTATCTGATGGCGATGGGTAACTGGACGGTGGATGCCGGGGCAGGCGTTGACGACCATGCGGTGTTTATCACTTCGGAAGGTGAAATCATCGTCTACAAGGGGTCAGACCCGGCCAGCGCGAATACTTGGGCCTTGGTGGGTGTTTGGGACATGGGCGCTCCTATTGGACGGCGCTGCATGATGAAATTCGCGGGTGATTTACTGGTGATGACGCAGGACGGACTATTGCCCCTGTCCGGCGCTTTGCAGTCGTCCCGCGTCAATCCTCGGGTTGCTTTGACTGACAAGATTCAATTCGCCGTCAGCGAAGCCGCGACGAACTACGGGGCGACTCAGGGATGGGAGCTTGAGTATTACGCGAAAGCGAACATGCTCATCCTCAATGTCCCGGTCAGCGTAGACGCTCAAGAACAATACGTGATGAACACCATCACAAAGTCTTGGGCGAACTTCACCGGATGGAATGCGAACTGCTGGACGATGTTCAACGATGAACCCTATTTCGGCAGTGATGGGTTTGTCGGGAAGGCGTGGGATACCTACGCCGACAACGGATCGAACATCAATGGCACGGCCTCGCAAGCCTATAACTACTTCGGCGCAACCGGAATGTTGAAGCAGTGGACGATGGTCCGCCCGATCATGTTGTCCAGTGGCACTCCGTCCATCAACGCTTCGCTGAATATCGACTTTGACGAAACCGCATCAACCGCCCCCTTGTCGTTCTCGCCATCGACCTACGGGGCATGGGATTCCGGTCTGTGGGATACCGCCCTATGGGGTGGCGATTTGTCCGTTATCAAGAACTGGCAGGGCGTGAATGGAATCGGGTATGCCGCGTCCATCACGCTCAGGATGGCAACGCAGGGAATAGATACCCGGTGGGTATCCACGGACTTCGTGATGGAGCGAGGCGGGATTGTCTAGGCTCGTTATCGGCAATGAAATTGTCGGGCCGTGGGTAGCTAAACAGTGCCGGATGATCTGGACGCCGGAGAACTCGCAAGCATTGGGATTAGAGCGCGATGGAAGGCTTATCGCGGGGGTTTGGTATGAGGACTACAACCAACGGTCTGTGATGGCGCACATAGCCATTCAAGGACGGATAACACGCGAATTCCTGTTTTCAATCTTCGACTACCCGTTCCGACAAATGGGAGTGTCAAAGATAGTCAGCCCCGTTACTGAAAACAACGCCGACAGTATCAACCTTCTTGAAAAGTTCGGCTTCATCGAGTCCGCACGACTTAAAGACATTCACCCTTCCGGGGACATGATTTTCTACATCATGGACCGGGAGAACTGCAAGTATCTCGGAGAACGATATGGGAAAAGACAGTCCTAGCCCCCCGCCAGCACCTGATTACACTGGTGCCGCTCAAGCAACAGCCGCAGGCAACAAAGAAGCCGCTATCGCTGCGGTAGAGGCGAACCGCGTCAATCAATACACGCCTTACGGCTCTCTGACCTATCAGCAAACCGGAAAGAGCGAGGCAGGTAATCCGCTGTGGTCGGCTACTCAATCCCTTGCTCCTGCACAGCAGAAGCTGCTGGACTACCAGAACGCCGCAAGCCTCGGCCTTGCCGATCTGACCGGGCAGGGATTGGGGTACGTCAAGGACGCGCTCGGCAACAAGATCACTGCCGACAGTCTCCCGGCGAATATGGTGAATCCCGGTCAAACTGGACAGGACGCTCTGATGGCGCGGTTTCAGCCGCAGATTGACGAGTCCCGCAACGCGCTGGAAAACAAACTTGCGAACCAGGGAATCACCCAAGGGTCCGAAGCCTACAACAACGCGATGCGGACGCAGAGCCAGAGCGAAAACGACTTGAGGATGCAAGCTGCGCTGAACGGAATCAACGTAGGACAGAACGCGCAGAACCAACAACTGTCATTGCAGACCGCTTTGCAGAATCAGCCGTTGAACATGCTTAACGCTGTTCGTACAGGGGCGCAAGTCACCAATCCGACCTTTACCAACGTCCCGCAACAGCAGACCACGGCGGGGCCGGATTTGCTCGGGGCGGCGGGGATGCAGAACCAGTACAACATGGGTCTCTACAACTCCCAAGTGGCCGGAAACAACTCGACCATGAAGGGCCTTTTTGGTATTGGCGCTGCCGCCTTGAGTAATCCTGCCGTGATTACCGCTATGTCGGATAGACGCGCAAAGCAGAACATCCACAAGGTAGGCGAAATGGATAACGGCCTCGGCGTGTATGAGTTCGAGTACCGCCCGGAACACCAAGCCGAATGGGGCGCAGGAAAGCATATCGGAGTGATGGCGGACGAAGTAGAGCGTATCAATCCTGATGCGGTAGTCCTTCGTGCAGACGGCTACAAGATGGTCAACTATTCCATGATTGGGGCTTGATATGCCTACCGGAAACCCCTTTACCTCCGCCTCTGCCCCGCAACAGCAATTGATGGGGTCGCCCTATACCGAAGAACAGGCGAACATCTTTCGCCAACAGCAATTAGCCGACCTGCTGCGCAAGCAGTCGATGGACCCTCTCGGCGATACGCAAATGGTTAGTGGATGGGCAGTCAAGCGTAGCCCCTTGGAAGGTGCGGCTAAACTTGCGCAAGCCCTTGGTGCCAACTGGACGCAGAGCAACGCCGACCAGAAGTCGAAAGACCTAGGAGAGCGTTACAAGAACGACCTAGCCGCGACACTCAACCAAGCCCAACAAGCCATGCAGGGAAGCCCTGAAGTCAAGGGGCAGGACATTTACACGGATGACTACACCGCCGTTCCGAAATCCGATCAGGAAGGCTATGGAGCAAAGTCCGCTGTTCCCGGTTCCACGATGGGCTATTACGAAGCCTTGATGAAACACCCAGCTACTCAAGGCATGGGGATGCAGGGCATTCAAAGCGAGATGCAGACGCAGCGCCTCGCGCAAATTCTCAAGAACGCTGGTGGCGGCGGTGATGGGTCAGTCGCAGGCGTCAATCCGATTGCAATGAAACTCGCCCTAACTCCTGGCGGCGAAAAACTAGGGACGATGGTGCAAGACGCCAACAAGCCAATGGCTCTCCGCGAAGGAGATTTGGTCAATCCGGCCACGGGTCAATCGCTGTTCGCTCAACCGAAACTCGCCCCCGGTATGCAGCCGATTCGCAACGCGCATGGGCAGGTTATCGGTGCTCAACCCATCCCGAATTATGCAGAAGGTGCGGCAGGGATCAAGGGCGCGGAAGAAAGAGCCAGGGCGGACTACGACATGATTACCGTCGATACGCCTAATGGCCCGAAGATGATGACCAAAGCGCAAGCAGCAGCACAGGCGGGAGGCAAGCCCGCTGTTGCTGATATGCGCGGCGATCCGGCAAAGATTCTCCGCGACATTGCGAGTATTTCCGACCCTGTTGAACGCGATGCAGCGTTGAAGGCTTACGCCACAAACAATCAGCCGGGGGCTAGTGGTATCCCATTGCAGGACGAAGGCTCAAAGCAATTCAGCAAGACCATCGCTGAAAAGTCTGGCACCGACCTTCTGGAAAGCCGCGACAAAGCCAAGACAGCCATTGAAACCATCCAAGGCATCGAACAAGCGCGGCAAGCGATCAAGGGAGGGGCATTCCAAAGTACCGGCGCGGATATGAAATTGGGCCTTACCAAGTTCATCAATGCCAACATTCCCGGCGTATCCATTGATGAAGCGAAAGCGGGGAATACCGACTACCTCAAGTCGATTCTTGGCACGGGTCTTTTGCAGCAAGCCAAAACGCTCGGCTCCAACCCGTCCAATGCTGACGCAACGCGGATCAATGACATTGTTGGCTCCATCGGAAAAGACCCGAAGGCAATGGACAAGATTCTCGACTGGCGGCAGCAGATGGCGGAACAAGCCATTACCCGCCACAACAACACGGTGGACGATGCGGAAAGTCGGGGAATGAAGTCGCCCTATGACTTGCGGGTTAAGCCTGCCCAAAAGACCGCATCTGCATCGCCTTCCGCTGTCCGCAAGTTCAACCCCGTTACTGGAAAGATTGAATAATGGGCCAGCAGATAGATGTTCCGGGGCATGGGATAGTCGAATTCCCTGAAGGGATGACGGACGCCCAAATTGTCGCGGCGATCAAGGCAAATCCAGCGCCGGAGTCTTCATCCGTAGCTGGCCCGAGAGAGGGCGCAAAAGTAGTTAATGGGTTCATTGACGAGGTAAAGGGCGGGCTTGCGTCTGCCCCGATAAACCTCTATCTCGGGGCCAAACAGATGATGGGCGGCCTGTCGCCTGTAGAGCAAGACGTATTGCGGCAGAACAAGGAGGCAGAGAAATCCGCTCCTGTTTCGTCCTTTGTCTCGAATGTGGCGACCCTTGCCCCTGCGATGATGGTGCCAGGGGCTAACACGGTTGCGGGCGCTGCTCTGACAGGCGCGGCGACGGGAGCCATGCAGCCCATTGAAGGCGAACAATCACTAGAGAATATTGCCAAGGGGAAACTGTTGAGTACCGCGCTAGGCGGTGCAGGGGGTGCTGCTGGCCAATACGCGGGGAACAAGCTCGGGACAGCGTTACAAAATCGGCTTTCCAGTCAGACCGCGAATGCAGCAAGCCTAGCATCTCAAAACTCCGTCAAGGATGCGACCCTGGCCGAAGCGCAGGCGGCGGGTTATACCGTACCGCGTTCGCTCTACAACCCGACCTTTGCCAGCAACCGGTTGGAAAGCCTAGGCGGTAAAGCGGCGATCAAGCAACAGGCGGCAGCGGAAAATCAGGCAACGACGAACGCCATTGCTCGACAAGCTCTCGGACTCCCCGAAGACGCGCCGCTGTCCAAGGGGTTGCTTGATGTAATGAAAGACAAGGCTGCTGCGCCTTATCGTGAAATCGCCAACCTGACACCGACCACGCCCAAGCCTGCGACTTCCATCTATAACGATTGGGGAACCCCTACGCCTGCCGTCAAGGGGTTTGACCCGAAGGCCACGCTTGAATCCCTGAAGCAGGCGCGAAACGATTCACAGGGATGGTTTGAGGCTTACAACAGGTCGAAAAGCCCTGAAGATTTGGTCAAGGCCAAGGCGCTACGCGATACCGCCGACAAACTGGAAACCTCGCTAGAGGACTACGCCAAGACTCTCGGCAAGCCAGAGCTTGTCGACTCGCTCATAGCTGCTCGGAAGAAAATCGCGCAGATTTACGATGTTCGCCGGTCACTGAATGACGCAACAGGTGATGTATCCGCGCAGACGTTCGGCAGGCTATTCGAGAAGGGTAAGCCCCTATCTGATGGACTTGACACCATCGGCAAGTTCCGCACGGCATTCCCGCAAGTATCACAGGACGGAGCGAAGATACCCGCTTCAGGGGTTAGCAAGTCTGAGGCTTTGGCTGGTCTGTTACTCGGTGGGGGTGCGTCACTGGCTACGGGAAACCCTGTAGGCATGGCGGCTGCGGCAATCCCGCTGTTGAGCCATCCGGCAAAAGCCCTCGCCTTGTCCAAGGTCATGCAGAAAGCACCGGAATACACCGCAAGCATGGGGACTCGCGCAGCAGCGGCAGCACTTCCGCCAAATCGTGCGGCCCTACTTTTTAGGGCTTTGTCGCAGTATGGAACACCTGCATTAGCGGCACAGTGAGTCTTTCGGCCCCCATCGGTGCTTTAGCAGTTCGTGCTTGAGTCGGCATTCCGGCATCCAGCGGTGAATCAGCCACCTGGAGCCAAGGCCAAGCACGCCGAAGATAAACAATGCCCCAAGCGGCTTGAAGATTACGGCAAGTAACCAAGCATCCATCTAACCACTATAGCACAACCTAACGCCGCGAGGCGCAGGAGGAATTATGGCCCGAAACGGCAGCGGCACCTACTCATTGCCAGCAGGCAACCCGGTCGTTACCGGAACCACGATTAGCAGCACAACTCACAACAACACCCTGTCGGATATAGCCACTGCGCTAACGGCTTCGCTTGCCAAGGATGGTCAGACCGTTCCGACCGCAAACCTTCCGATGGGCGGCTATAAGCTCACGGGGTTGGGCGCGGCGACTACGGCAGGCGATGCGGTTCGATACGAGCAGGCCGTATTGATCGGGGCGAACTCAAGCATTACATCCATGACGGGGCTAACGGCTCCGACCGTGGCTGCGAATCCTGAGCGGGCCGGCGATACGCAGGTGCAACTTGTTACCGCCTTCACCACTGGCGGTACATCAACTGCCTACACCCTGACGCCTACCCCGGCAACCACGGCGAACACGACGAACCAGAGATTTCGCGTCAAGTTCAACGCCGCATCCGGTGCTACTCCTACCCTCGCCGTCTCCGGTCAGACCGCAAAGAATCTGAAGTATTACGACTCCACAGGGACGAAACAAGCGATCACCTCGACCCAGGTTCCGATCAACTGGATTAGTGATGTGGAGTATGACGGGACGGACTGGGTGGTACTGAATGTTCCTCCTGCCGCTACCGCAAGCGTGCAAATCCAACCCATCAGCGCCAGCGTCGGCAGCAGCGCCCTCACCATCAGCGCGTCGGCTTTGTCGCTCGACTTCCGCTCGGCAACTTTGACCAGTGGCACGGTAACGACCGTTTCAGGAACTCCGGCGAACCTCGTAATCAGCAGTGGTTCGACGCTGGGGACGGTCAGTGCAAAACAGTCGCGGATTGCAGTTCTGGCGATGAACAACGCAGGAACAATCGAACTCGCGGCGGTGAATATCTCTGGAGGCAATGACCTGACGGAAACAGGCGTCATCTCGACCACGGCGGAGGGCGGCGCAGGTGCAGCGGACAGTGCAAACGTCATCTACTCGACTACGGCGCGAAGCAACCTTGCGTATCGCGTTATTGGCTACATCGAATCCACGCAGGCCACGGCAGGCACCTGGGCAACGACGCCAAGCACGATACAGGGTGCCGGAGGTCTTTCGGTTGCCGGATGGAATTCGATAGGTTACGGGCAGACTTGGCAGGATGTGACCGGCTCACGCGCCGCCGCTACGACCTACTACAACACCACGGGCCGCCCGATTCTTGTCAGCGTGACGAATACAAGCGGGGCAGGAAATTCAACCGCGCTGACGGTCAATGGAATCGTCGTGGCGAATGCGTACATCAGTGCTGCCGCGGTGTCGCAAATATCCGCCGTTGCCATCGTTCCGCCGGGTGGCAGCTACTCGGTGGCGATCACCGGAACTATCGGCGTCTGGGCCGAGCTTCGTTAAGGAAAAACCATGCCGAACTATAAAGACCAATCAGGAAAGCTGCACTACCTTGACGACGCAGCCTTCGTGCATCTTCTTCCGTCTGGCAGCGTGGAGATCACGGAGGGCGAGGCGGCGGCGATCCAACAAAGCAACATACCGCCGTGGTCGCCTGATCCGTTGCTCAAGATCGCCAAGGCAGGGCGCGAGATTGCGCTCAACCGGCTCGCCGGCATTGCCTTTGCCGCGCAGCACGCCGGAGATGCCGCAACGGTCGACGCCTGCCTTGCGGCACGAACTGCGCTACTCAATATCACCAAACTCCCCGCCGTGGTTGCAGCGACCGATGATGCGAGCCTCACGGCAGCGATGGCAGCCGGTTATGCGGCGATTGTCATGGCTGCGCCGGCCAATGTGCGCTCGGCGTTTGCGGATATTCAGTCGTGAAGCGTCTGGCCATCGTCCTGGTGCTGTGGCTCCCGTTCTCCATCGGATGCCTCGCGGCAATCCTGACCTCGCTGGTAGCGATTGCGATGGAGGAAAACGAGTACGGAAAGAACGTCCTCCGAGCGATGGACAAGGTACTCGCGGCGACTGTTGGCTTTTCAGGATATTTCACCCTGTCCGCTGAGTGTGGAGTGACTGAATCGCAACCGTGGCTAGGACTGAGGAAGATTCTCGACATGATCGAGCCGGGGCATTGCGAAGGGGCGGCAATCAAAGAGGGGCTTTACTGATGAACGATCACGAAACCGCGAAGCACATAGGGGATGCCGTGTCCATTTCTACCGTACTCGCC